AAAGCAACGAGCTGCTGCAACTGCGGGCGGCCACTATACAACAGCCTCGTTTGATATGACACTGCCGCATTGGCAGATCTTCAATGCAAACGTCATTCGCGAAATGACAACAAGGCTGCAACCAAAAGACTTCATTTGTCTGATCGGTGGCTACGCACACAAACCAATCGCAGACGCTTTCCCTGACCACATGTCAGTGGAGTTCGGCATTGGCTACGGTGGCACATTCGCACGGTATCGCGTTTTCGAGTCCTACGCATGGATGCACTCGGTCTATGCAGGGCACAAGAATCCGACCACAGTAGATGGCAATTTCTTTGATGGGGTCATCAACGGATATCTCGAGCCTGAGATGTTCCCAGCTGGCAAAGGCGACGGCGACTACTACTTTTTTATTGGCAGGCTGATCGAGCGAAAAGGCTACAACATCGCACAAGAAGTCTGCGAGCGCCTCGGCAAGAGGCTCATCATCGCGGGCCCTGGTCAACCAAGTGGTGGCTATGGCGAGTTCATCGGCAACATCGGCCCCGAAAAGCGGGCAGAGTTGATGGGCGGCGCGATTGCGTTGTTTGCACCGACCACCTATATCGAGCCATTCGGCAACATCGTGGTCGAAGCTCAGACTTGCGGCACTCCAACCATCACAACCGACTGGGGCGCTTTCACTGAGACCAACGTTCACGGCGTCACAGGCTTCAGGTGCCGCACTCTTGCGGACTTCATGAAGGCGGCAGAGGACGTTAAGTCCTTAAATCGCACAAAGATCAGAAAGCAAGCAATCGAGAAATACTCACTCGAAGCGATAGCACCGAAATACCAAGACTACTTTGAGCGGTTGTTGACCCTTTGGGACGACGGCTGGTACCAACTAAGCAAAGAAAAGGCCACTAAATGAGCTTATCGAAAAGACTGCGAGCAGCAGGCGAGCAACGCGCTCAGAACATGTTCATGGAGCCGCTTATCCCTTCACGGCCAGCTTACGCGACCCCAGCTGGTGTTGATGTTAATGCCGAGTCTGCGATTCGCATGTCCACCGTTTACGCTTGTGTTCGCCTTTTGGGCGACACCATTTCATCTTTGCCGCTTGGCGCTTATGTTCGCCGCGGCCGCAACCGAATCCCGTACGCCGCAGTCTATGGCGAGCAACCAGCTTGGGTGAACAAGCCAAACCCAGATTGCACCCGCTTGGATTTCTACGAGCAAGTGATCTCGTCTTTGAACTTACACGGCAACGCCTTTATCATCACAGTGCGCGACGACCTTGGCGATGTCGTTGAACTCTACGCTGTGAACCCGCTAAACGTTCGCATTCGACGCCCTGACCCAAATGCAGAGGTCCTTTATGAAGTGACTATCGGCATCCAGCCAGGTGGCGTGGTGTACGAGGACATGCAGTCTGTGACACAAGAAGTCAAAACCATGGTCTTGACCAAGCGCGAGATGCTTCATATTCCGATGTTTAAACTCCCTGGCCAGCTTCTTGGCCTTGGTCCAATCGGCGCGGCTCGCATTACTCTGGGCTCTGCGATGGCAGCCGAGGTTTACGCAGCTAGCTACTTTGGCAACGCCGCCAACCCTGGCGGTGTTATTGAAGCCCCAACCGAGTTGACCGAGGAACAAATCACAGACATCGCCCGCAACTGGAACCTTTCACATTCGGGTCCTTACCGCGCTGGCAAGCTCGGTGTTTTGACTGGTGGCGCTTCGTTTAAGCCGCTGACACTTAACGCCGCCGACGCTCAGCTTCTTGAAGTGCGCCGCTTTGGCGTCGAAGAGATTGCGCGGATATTTCGCGTTCCGATCTCACTTCTTGGCCACCCAGTAGCTGGGGCCATGAGCTTTGCATCAGTTGAAGCTCAGAACCTGTCCTTCGTGCAACACTCGCTGCGCCCACTTCTCGAGCGTTTAGAACAAGCACTCTCACCACTTTTGCCCGAGCCTGATGGTTTCATCAAGTTCAACCTTGACGCGCTACTTCGCGGCACCACACTCGAGCGCTACGAGGCTTACACCAAAGGACTTAACGAGGGCTTCTTGTCACTCAATGACGTTAGAGCCGTTGAAGACCTAAGCCCATTGGGCGAAGCTGGAGATCAGTACCGAGTTCCACTGCAAAACATTGACGCGTCTGACGCAAAAGACGTCGGTTTAAAGTTGCGCACCGAAATCGCTACTAACTTAATTCAAGTCGGCTTCGAGCCGAAATCAGTGCTTGAAGCGGTTGGTTTGCCGCCTATGGACCACACGGGCGTTCCAACTGGCCAGCTGCAACAAGTCTCAACGATTGACCCTGAAGACCCACTTGCGGTCTATGAGGTTAAATAATGCCGTATTACATTTCGGACCAACAGAGCGACTGCTCAAACTGGGCAACTGTAATGCAAGAATCAGACGGCAGCTACACAACAATAGGCTGCCACGACAACAAACAAGACGCGATTGACCAAATGGTCGCAGTCTCTATCTCTGAGGATATGGAGCCTGGGGGCGAAGTTGGCCAACGAACAACCGTCGGGGACGATAGGAGCAAGATGAAGAAGATCGAACGTCGTACCTACACAGTGCGAAACGTGGAGACACGAAAAGAGGACGACGGCAAAATGCGCTTGTCGGGCTACGCTGCTGTGTTTAATAACGCAAGCGTGCCGCTACCTTTCATCGAATACATCGCACCTGGCGCTTTTCGTAAAACCCTAAGCGAGACTCCTGATGTGCGCTTGTTAATCAACCATGAAGGCTTGCCGCTGGCACGCACTAAGAATGGCACACTTACTTTAACCGAGGACGAGGTTGGCTTGCGATTTGACGCAGAGCTGCCTGACACAAACGAAGCTCGAGATCTCTACACACTTATTGAGCGAGGCGACGTCGATCAGATGAGCTTTGCGTTTCGCGTGATACGACAGAAGTTCAACAAAGACCGCAGCGAGCGCACTCTCACCGAAGTATCACTGTCTGACGGAGACGTCAGCGTTGTCACCTACCCAGCTTATCCAACGACAACGGTCGAGGCGCGTGAGCATTTGGCTCGAGCGATTCAAGCTGTCAAAGAAGGCCGCGAGATCTCAGGCGAATCACTCGTCGTCTTGCAGAGCGTTTTTGAAAAGATGTCTGAGGGCCACGATTACGTTATGGAAGCTGTCGAGATGATGGCCGCATTAGTGGGCGCCCAAGAGGAGCCAGTTGAGGACGAAGCCGCAGTCCATGAGGACGAGGACGAGCTTGAAGACATCATGGAGACCGAAGCCGCGACACCGCGCTCGATCTCACTTCGTCTTGCAAAAGCCATAGTTAACAGCACAAAATAAGATTCTGCTGGCAAGTTGCTAGCAGATACCGAAGTCGGAGCGAGACTCACACCCTAAAAGCGCCGTGAGCACAGTCGCCACCACCTCGATTTCAAACTCATAAGGAGCAGAGTACAATGTCATACCTTGACAAAGTAATCGAGCGCCGTGATGCAGTTAAGGCAGAAATGGATGCAGTTCTTGAAGCAGTTGCTGAAGAGAACCGCACCGACCTTACTGCAGAGGAGACCGAGAAGGTTGACGCTCTCGTAGAAGAGTCACGTTCACTCGATACAAAGATCGAAAAGTTAAAGACACAGGCAGACGCAGACAATAAGGCTGCAGAAGCACGTGCATCAGTTGCACCAGCTGCAACACCAGCATCTACAAGCATCAAGGTCGTGTCAGAAGCACGCACCTATTCACAAGGTTCTGAGAACTCATTCGTACGCGATGCATTCAATGCACAAGTACGCAACGATTTCGCAGCATCTGAGCGCCTTGCTCGCCACATGAAAGAGGAAGCAATCGAGCGCCGCGATGTCGGCACTTCAGCTTTCGCTGGCTTAGTGGTCCCTCAATATCTCATCGAACTAGCCGCACCATTGGCTCGAAGCGGCAGACCGACTGCAGATTTCGCAACCAACAAGATGACCTTGCCAACAGCTGGTATGAAGTTGGAAATATCCCGTATGACCACAGGGTCTTCAACTGCGATTCAGGCAACTGAAAATGCAGCTGTCAGTGAGACTGACGTTGATGACACACTGTTAACTGTTGACGTGCGTACAATCGCTGGACAACAGGACCTCAGCCGCCAAGCAATCGAGCGCGGAACTGGCATCGACACTTTCGTCGTAGCAGATCTAGTTCGTTCATGGCACACAACTCTTGATGACCAGATTCTAAATGGGGCTGGCACTTCAGGAACAATGAAGGGCATTCGCAACTCAGGCGGTAACGCAGTTACTTTCACATCAACTGCACCAACTGTTGCGCTCCTTTACCCAAAGCTTGCTGATGCGTTGCAGAAAGTACAAAGCAACGTTTTCACAACACCAACACACTGGATTATGCACCCACGTCGTCTAGCATTCTTGCTAGCAGGCGTTGACAGTTCAAATCGTCCATTGGTAGTTCCTTCAGCAAACGGCGTAATGAATGCCGTTGCAACTGGAGCTGGTGCTGCACAGTACGCAAACACAGGCTACCAATTACTTGGACTTCCAATCATCACAGATGCAAGCGTAGGCACAACCTACGGCACAGGCACAAACCAAGACGAAATCTACTTGGTTGACAGTCGTGAAATGCACCTATGGGAGCAACCAGGTACACCGTTCGCACTACGCTTTGATGCAACTGCCCCAGGCAACTTGACTATCAAGACCGTAGTTTACGGATACGCAGCGTTCACCGCAGAGCGTTATCCATTAGCCGCTTCCATCATTTCAGGAACAGGCTTAACAGCACCGACCTTCTAATCTGAAGGCACGGCACTAAAGTACAAGTGCAAGGCAAGTGGGACTCCCCCGACTCACTTGCCTTGCACCTCTTAGGGGGAGAGTATGAAAGCAAGCCATAAAGTATCTATCGGGGTCTGTGACCCTGGCATGGTGAACGGCGATTTCGCCTTTCGCATGATTCAACTTGCACAATCGCGGTCTTCTAGACTCGGTCCGTTTGTGCGCACCAAAGGCTCGGGTCTGCTTAGCAAGTTGCGCAACCGAGTAGTTAAGTCTTTTCTCGACGACACCAACTCCGATTGGCTTTTGCTGATCGACGCTGACGAACAACTGTCGTTGCAAGCATTCGACCAGCTTATCAACACTGCACACGACAAAGAGCGACCAGTAATAGCGGGTCTGTACTTCGGGGCTTGGGACGCCAACACAAACCTTTATCCTGTACCCGTGCCACTAATATTTAAAGACACACCCAAGGGCTTCACACCCCTCAACGATTACCAGCGCAACTCGATCTTTGAGGTTGACGCTTGCGGAACTGGGTGCATGCTTATTCATCGCAGCGTGCTTGAAAAAATGCGCGAAGCTGCAGACCCAAATCAAGGCACCGACTGGTGCTGGTTTTGGGACGGGCCCATTAATGGCGAGTGGATAAGTGAAGATCTGCTTTTTTGCCGCAGGATTAGACAACTGGGCTTTCCGATCTACGCAAACACCGCGGCTGTCTTGCCGCACCAAAAGACTTACTGGCTTGACGAGAGGCACC